CTCCGTGATGCGTACATCTACTCAATGAAGGACTATGGCCATGTAGTGCGTGCGGAGGATAATAGCAGAATAGAAAATCTCCACGATAATACATCCATCAAGTATCTTTACCCACTAGCTACAGTTGGTATGGCTAAAGACTTCTCTACGATTTATTGTATGGGTCTGCCATCCTGCAGCAAAACCAGTTTTGATGGTCCGGTAGTTATCGACAAGCTACTTGACTACGCTAGGATTATATTCCCTAACTGTCCAGACACAAAAATGCATAAAGAACTCGTTCTTATGCATGTTAGACGAGACTTTACTCTTCCTAATACTCCGGGCGGAGTATTCGCCCCAACAAACGAGCTATCCAACACAGGAATAATTAGCAATGTGATGCGTAGAATCTCTACAGAGAAGCCAAATTCACCCGTAGTCACTAGCGAAGCCCAACCAATGACCACCGAGGAAGCCACCGCAGAAGCCGAGCGTGCCAGTTTAGAAGCAGAATCAGCAGAGGCTGCCCGCCGTAAGAGTAGTGAAGACACAAAGTACAAGTAGTGCAGCTAAGAGCTTGGGCTACGGGCACGGACCAGCGTACCCAGCCCGTAGCCCAAGCGTAGTCTCAAGCGTAGTATGCTCCAATACCTACTTAATACTAGCGAAAGGAGGCTTAAGTGTCTCTAGAATCAGACGACATCACCAAGGAATCATCGAAGGTCGAAGACGAGAGTAGCATTCCTCTGCCACCGAATCTATTTACTCTTGCGACTAGCGACGCTTCCAAGGATAAGCCGTCCAGCCTGTCTGGCCTGTCTAGCCCGTCTGGCCCGTCTGGCTTGCAGTCTGATTCTGCAAACGGAATCGTAGAGACAGCTACCATCCAACCCTACAAGGTAGTATTCCGTACAAAGATTCCGGGCGTCGGAGAGCAAATAGTTACTGTTTACTTCTCCACAGGCACTCCGCTAATAGAGTGCTATTACGAGGCTGAAGTGTCGAGAGTTCGGGCGCCACTTCGGATGTCTCTTCGAGACTTAACTAGGTATGTCGAAGAAGCATCTAAACGTTACTTCCGAACAGTTAACCCTGTAAGATAGTTCAGTTAGTGTACTATCTTAGCTACTATTGAGAGGCTTATTATGCAGAAGGTCTTTGAGTATGTGAAGTCCAAGGGCGCAGTTGTCGATGTCGCAGAGATTCCTATCTACGATACCTTGGACGAAGCTAGAGCCGAACTTGGCGATCAAGTCGTGCTTGATCTGGTTAATTCCCAGAACAAGACTAACATCAAGAATCGCCTGCGAGTTAGGCAGGATAGCTTGTCCGAGTCTAAGCTTCGTGAGATGGCCAAAGACAGGATTATCTGTGACGATACACTCTGCGAAGAGTATCGCAAGCTTTCGGACAATGAGTTGGCTAGGGAAGCTCTTCTCACGAAGGTTATGGAAGACATCCGTACAGAACGTCGAGCCAAGCAGGAAGCCCGAATTGCAGAGTATCGTCAGAGATACAACATCAAGGACGCAGATAACGATGAAGCAGATAACGATGAAGCAAATGGAGCAGAGGAAGCGTAGAGTCGTAGAAGCTACGAAGCGTAGAAGCTACGAAGCGTAGAAGCTACGAAGCGTAGAAGCTACGAAGCGTAGAAGCTACGAAGCGTAGAGTCGTAGCACCATAGAGTCGTAGCATCGTAGCTACACCTTAATTCCGTGGTTTGGTCAAAGAGTGGAAGTGTGATGAAAGACGATACAGTACATTATCGCCTATCACACTTCCACCTCTGGGAGAGTCTGGTGACAGCCTTTAGTGTGTAGATGAACACACTTACGAATAGTATCTATAGTCTAGACTAATAGTGGCGAGGTCTTTGCTTCCTTTCTGATCGCCGCTAGCTCAACACCTAGCTATAGCTACTACAAACCAGTAAGTCATCTATACACTGCCAGCGATATTAGCTACACGCTACTATGCTGGTGGCTTTCGGGTTCGATTCCCGAAGCTCCTACTTTAGTGAACTAGTGAACTAGTAAACTAGCGAAAGCGAGAGAGCATTACTATGACTCCAACACCCTCAAACTCCGTGGCTTCTGCTACTCCTGTAGCTTCTGTGGCCCATTCCTACCTACCACCTAATACTTGGCTAGTATCCAGAACCTACCCTAACCGAACAGAGTACATTGACTCCGAAGGCCAGCTTCATGTACTCTCCACCAACGCTTCTCCGCCGGTGGGCATTACTATCGTATCTAAAGATGACATCATCCATGCAAGAAAGCTAGAGCCACTTTGCCCAACCTCTGGGTTCTGGAAGGATATGCATGAGCGGGCAGAGAGTTGGCTAAGCCTGCTTAGGGCAAGTAGAGAGTCTACGCGATTCTTGCACCTGAAGAGTAAGAGGACAGGAGCTAGAGCGAAGACTCCGAAGACTCCGAAGACTCCGAAGACGCCAAAGGCATCGAAGGCATCTAAGTCTACCAAAGCTAGCCCTGCTAGCTCCTCTAGCCCTGCTAGCTCCTCTAGCCCTGCTAGCTCCTCTAGCCTTGGCGACGAAATCCTTGCAGCAATCAAGCAACTCCAACTAAAGAACAGACAAAAGCGTAAGTCGCAGAGTAGCTCGTAGCTACTATCGTATATCGTATACAGAAAGGAGCCAACTATGGCCAACGGTCCGAATCAATCTCTTAGTCCTAGTCCTAGTCCTAGTTGCACTACTTGCACCAACTGTACTTGTAATCCGAAGCATAAGCTACGTCCTCCAGCCGGACGTGGCAGCACTTCTCCACTAGAAGACCTATCCTACATATTCTCATGCCTACGTAGACTACGTTGTCCTCGTCACATAGACTTAGACAATCTAGCAGCTAGCATCTGGCTAGAGTCATACGTACACCTTACTCCCCTAACCTATACCTTCATTAGGTCTAGATTCATAGACCAACTCCGCAAAGACTCTAGACAAGCTGCTAGCAACCTAGACATCGACATGCTAGACAAGCTTACAGCAGAGCATAACCTACGATACTTACGGTCATGTCTGTGCGATGACTCTACCATACCTGACGATCACTCAGACTTATCTACTACCGACTTGCTGAATGCTATCTTCGCTAGAGCACTCCTCACTATCGAAGAACTCAAAGTAATCATACTATACGTGCTCGAAGACAAGACCTTCGAGGAAATAGGAAGTACTTTGGGCTGTGCCAAAAGCACCGCTCTAACTAAATATCGTCGGGCAATTGACAAATTGTACTCAAGCTATAGCAAAATTCGGAAAGGACTTTAAGATGAGCACTACTAATGATCCAGACGTGAGCATGGCTTCTACTAATGCTGGCGTTGCTTCTGCTTCTGCTTCCGCTCCTACTCCTACTCCTACTCCTACTCCTACTCCTACTCCTACTCCTACTCCCTCTTCCTCTCCCTCTTCCTCTTCCTCTCCCTCTTCCTCTTCCTCTCCCTCTCCCATTCTCCAACTCAACGATCACGCCATCCCACTTAGTCTTACTCTATCTCCCGACCAACTAGACGCATTGGGAAAGATCCTTACATGGCTCGCAGATCCCAACAGCCTAGAGTTTAAACTCCTAGGCTACGCTGGTACAGGAAAAACCACCATCCTCAAAGAGCTATGCCGAATACTGCACGAATGCCTGCCAACAAAGCACTCGTACCTACCATGCTCATTCACCGGAAAGGCTGTAGACGTACTCCGTCGTAAGGGACTTACAGGAGCGAAGACTCTTCATTCAATCCTATACGATGTCATAACCAACCCATCCAATCCATTCGCTCGTCCAGAATTCGAGCCAAGAGCTTCCCTCAAGCCCGAAGATGACGTCGAACTCTTTATCGTAGATGAAGCATCTATGATCGACGAAGAGCTGTCTACCGTCATTCGTAGCCACCGTAGAAAGATTCTTTGGGTTGGAGATCCGGGACAGTTAGAGCCAGTGGGCAAGGATGTAAACATTCTCAAAGACCCATCCATCCAAGGAGTTACCCTTACTACCGTGCACAGACAAGCACTAGAGAACCCTATCCTAGCCTTTGCTACTCGTGTTCGAGCTAGTCAACCATTCCTCAACCACGCCAAGCTTCCTACAGACCAACGACTCTACATCACATCATACGACGTTGGTGAGCGTGATTATCTTCCTTACGCAGACTGCGTGCTAGTAGCGTTTAACACGCAGCGTAGACGCTACAACAAGATCATTCGGGCTATTAGAGGCTTTCCTTCAAACCAGAGCACTCCTACTAAAGGCGAGCGAATTGTAGTGCTTCGTAATAACTCTCGCTTCGGAGTATTCAACGGGCAGCTTCTACACATCGCAGAAATACTCAGCCCAACTACATACAACATTCCAGGCATTCCTCCTCGTAACCTAAAGCGATTCTATGACTACCATATCATCGTTCGTACTGTAGACGAGTTGGGCAATGTACTCGACCCCATCGCCCTGCACTGCCCAACCTTTGGAGAGAATGAGAAATCCTTCTCTAAGAAAGCTAAGGTTGATCCTAGCTCGTACCCATGTCGTGCTAGCGTAATCGCCGACTTCGGGTATTGTCTAACTGCTCATAAAGCTCAAGGCTCTGAATGGAACAACGTGCTGGTATTCGAGCCTTCATGGTGGGGAGAAGCAGACAACCAGTTATTTGATCCAGCACGATGGAGGTACACCGCCATTACACGTGCAAAAGAGAAGCTCGTATACTGCAGAAAGTAACGTAAACGAACTATCATAGGAAAGGCAATCTTATGTCAAACGAAAACTCTAATGACATGCTCGAACTGGCCAGCGTAGAGCCTACGCTTCCTCCAGACTGTATTCAAGCAACGGCTGAATCATGCAAGTATCGAAAGCGAGAATACGTTAGCATATCCTCACTCTGTGCATTCGCTCGCTGTCCAAGGAAGTACTTCTACTCTTCTGGCTGTGGGCTGGTCTCGGTTGCTGGAGACCATACAGCACTATCCTTTGGCGAAGCTATCCATCGTGTACTTCCACTCGTAACTACGGCTGGGCTACATGCTGCTATCGACGAATTCTCCAAGATTTGGGTAGACAGAGAACACGATCCTCTTCGCACAGTACAAACCGCTATCGGCATGCTGACTAACTTTGCAGAGACTCACCAGTCATCCAACCTATACGAGCTAATCAAACCACCACCTACAAACATCCAGTACGAGCGAGTATCCGAATACGAAGTACCATTCGCACTTGCACTTCCAGGAGTACCAATCCCTCTGGTCGGAAGAATCGACGGCATGTGCCGCAGACTAGACGAGGGCCAAGACTCTCTAGCCGATGACGGCCCTATCTGGGCACTGGAATACAAGACTGGTCGAGAAGTATCTAGCAGACTGTTTGATTGCTTTTTGATTAACCCACAAGTAATCTGCTACTCGATGGCGTTGAAGGTACTTACTGGCCGAGAAGTCCGTGGTACTATCGTAGAAGCTCTACGAGTTACTTCTACCAAGACTCGTAACTACGAGACATTAGCCTGCCCAATATACGTTCTGCCGCATCACTACGACATGTTTGTACGCTGGGTGCAGTTTCAAGTTGGGCAGTTGCTGGCTATGGAGTCTAGGAACGACTTCCCACAAGATGTATCTGCATGTACTACATATCCACAGTTTGGAATGCCGGGCTTTACGTGTGAGTACCTTAGCTTGTGTCAATTTCATGAAGATTGGAGAAACGGTCTTGGAGCGTTTGCTATTAAATCGCGTGCTCCGTTTGTGCTGCAGGATACTTGAGTAGCTAGCTTAGCTTAGCTTAGCTTAGCTTAGCTTAGCTTAGCTTAGCTTAGCTTAGCTTAGCTTAGCTTAGCTTAGCTTAGCTTAGCTTAGCTTAGCTTAGCTTAGCTTAGCTACTAGGCCCAACTCACGAAAGGCATGGTGTACTATGTCAGAAGAACTTAAACCATATACTCCCCAAGACCCACAACATCCACCGAAGGTTACTATACTTCAAGATGGCGTAGGTCCACTCGATGCAGAATCTATGCGGCTGTTCGCAGGGATATTCTCGGAGTTGTCTAATAGCTATGTGCTGGAAGCAGTAAAGCTTATATGCGAAGCAGAAGTACAGTACTTGACTACGCAGAAGGCTTCGGCGAATGCGGCGGCACAAGGTAGCAACGAAGCTTCAGATGCTGCTAGCCCAGCTAGCCCAGCTAGCCCAGCTAGCCCAGCTAGCTCTGCTAGCCTCATCTACGCCTTGCCCAACATTTCTACCATCGCCGCTATCCTAGACGCTCCTGTCTCTAGCATCTCTCATGCCTTATTCATGCTAGAGAGCTATGGCTTTCTCATAAAGCAGCGTGCATATCGTTCTGTCATCTATCGCATCAACAGACTTCAGGCCCAACACCTAGTCGAGTTCTTAATCAGACTGTGCAAGCTTCGAGAGCTTTCTAATCTTATAGACAAGACTCCAACCAAAGACTTTCTAAAGGAGACTATCAATGAAGCTATCTGAAATTGTAATTCCGCCAAGCAACTTTCTAATATACGGAGCACCGGGATGTGGTAAAACGGCGTTCGTATGTACTCTAGGCAAGTATGCAGAAGTCTATGATTTCGATCGGGGACTTGAGACATGCCTGCATCTTAACGACAAGTACAAATCAATTCGTGCTGAGATAGACGTAGCCAACGTCTATTACGACCTAGACTTATCCAATCCACGGCAGTGGGTTAAGTTCAAGAACGACATATACACAAAAACACTGCCCGGCATCAAGAACGGTAAGTACAAAAACAAATTCATAATCATAGACTCTCTTACTCGCATGTTCGATCATGCTCTGTTCTTCGTAATGAAAGCTTCGGGCAAAGTACTTACCGGAGAGCAACTACCTAAAGTCGAGCTACAGCATTGGCTGCTAGCGTTCAACGAAATCAAAGCTGTAGTCGGTGCGTTGTGTGCAGCAGATACTAGCATAGTGCTCACTGCACATCGTAACAAAGTATTTGAAGGAGAAGGTAACGCAGCTAGGAGATACATCGAGCTAGGAGTATCTGGACGAAACATGCAAGACTGGATGGCAGCCCAGTTTTCGGAGTTCTGGCATATGTATGTATCCGAAGTTGGGCAAGGTAAGCTTGCTTATAAGCTTCAGACAAAGCAATCTCCGACAGCAGAAGCCAGATCAAGGCTTGGAGTAGAAGACAGAGTAGATGTGTCGCAGGTAGGATTTTTGGAGCTTATTAGTAGGTATGGAGTGTATACTGATCTTGCCAAAGAGCAAGCACGACAGCTAGCTAGTTAGGTGGCAGTAGCTAGTTGTATGTATGCTATGCTTGTAATGGCAAGAGAACAGAGAAAGGAGAAAGGAGAAAGGAGAAAGGAGAAAGGAGAAAGGAGAAAGGAGAAAGGAGAAAGGAGGTAGCTATGACTTAGACAACATACACAACACGCAACACACAACTGTGAATTGGCTCAATCAAACTCAACTTTGTACCTAGTACCAAACTTTGTTTCGTATTCTCAACCTATTAACTTCGAGGTAAAACATGTCAGAGCAAGAAGAAATCTTCGTGAACGAGGACGGCATCCTGAACATCAACATGGACGAGATTCCTGATGAGATGCCCCCCATTCCCACCGGCACTTACACTCTTCGTATCGACGAAAAGCCTGTGATGAAAGAAAACAAGAAGCACACGGGCTACAATCTGGTCGTGCAGCTGCGAATCAACGATGAAGACTCTGCCTTCAAGGATCGCATGATCACAGACTGGATTCCTCTCAATACTAGTGCTGGTAGGGTTCGACTTCAGCAGCTTCGCAAATCTCTGGGAGTGCCTACACTGCCCGACGGAAAGCTGAATCTCGCTGATTTCGTTGGGAAGGTTTGCACTGCAAGTTGTGCTGAATCTTCCTACAAGGACGATAACGGCGAATCAAAGACTACTACACGCATCAAAGAGTACATGTTTGATAAGGTTAAGTAGGTAGGCCTTGTAGGCTTTGTAGGCCTTGTAGGCTTTGTAGGCTTCGTTATTCTCTAATCCCTCACCATACCCTTAACCGGGTATGGTGGGTTTGTGTGGTGTCTGTAGTATTCCTTATATCGTGTACTCTTACTTAAAGGAGCTAGTATGTCCGATCAACCAACTATCGAGAACTCTGCTACAACTACGAGAGCTACGGGAGCTACGGGAGCTACGGGAGCTACGAGTTTCGGCTCTCAGCCCGCTTCTGACTCTCAGCCCGCTTCCTACTCCCGCCCAACGCTTCCGCTTAGTGCTATCTGTATCCAAGCCGGTAGAGGTAGGAAGGAATTCTCCAACATCCGAGAGCTAGCAGAAGACATTGCTCAGAACGGTCTTATCAACGCTGTGGTAGTCACACCAATCCCAGACAAGCCCGGGCAATACTATCTCATCGCCGGAGAGCGTAGACTTCGAGCAGCGATGCTGCTTGAATGGAAAACAATTCCTGTACACATCATTCATGACTGTGCTCCGCTTGCATCAAAGCTAATCGAACTCTCCGAGAACGTCCATCGTGAAGCTCTTACTGCTCTCGAACAAATCGAACTCACTCGCCAGATCGACGAGCTTCAACGCAAGCTACACGGCAGCGTACATCGTGGACCAAAGATGGATTCAGAACCCGACGCAGCATGGTCCCTACAAAAGACTGCAGACTTCGTAGGACTCCCAAAGTCTCAAGCATCATTGCACATCAAGACAGCCAAATTCCTAAAGTCCCGCCCAGACGTTCGAGAAAAAGTAAAGCATCTTCCGCTGGCTGTGATGGTAAGAGAAATCGAAAAGATCAAAGAAACTGAGCTAGCCCAAGCTAGACTTCGCAGCGGAGTAATCAAAACCCATACCACATTCCGTAACTGTGATGCCCTTACTCTGCTCAAAGATATCCCAGACAACTCCGTAGACCTTCTACTCACAGATCCACCTTATGGCAACGACCAAATTGAATCTGTACGTGCTGAAGGAGACGGAGATTCCTACCATAGCTTCATTAAGCCTACAGACAACTTAAACTCAAAAGCCTATGTCGAGCTTATGTCTGCGTTCATTCCTGAACTCAAGCGAGTCATGAAGCCCGGATCGCATTGTTATGTGTTCTTTGCTTCGGAATTCTACCCATTCTTAGTGCAGACTCTTTCGGATGAAGGATTTCTAGTGTGTCCACAACCGCTTATCTGGTACAAGCGCGCTCTCACTTCTCGTATTACTGGGTATAGCTATATATCTGGCTACGAGCCTATACTCATGTTTTATTCTCCAACTCCAGAAGGCACAACTAAGCGTAGGCTGGTAGACTGTATCTCGTGTGTGTTCGAAGTAAAGCCAGTGCCCGTTGCCAAGCGCAAGCATGCGTTCGAGAAGCCAGCAGAGCTTATATCGAAGCTAATGAAGAATTCTACTATGCCCGGAGATATTGTACTCGATCCATTCGCTGGTTCAGGAGTAGTCCCAGCAGAAGCCAAGCGGATCGGTAGGGGATTTTGGGCAAGCGAGCTAGACCAAGACCACTATGCTAAAGCGGCTAGGCGAATAGACGAAACGATCAAAGAGTAGCTAGCTATGTAGCTACATAGCTACTAGCTACATAGCTGTATCGAATCTATCCTCTATCCTAGTCTATAACTGCTGTGGAGTCAAGATGCCCATCATAACCGTTCCGCCAGAAGGTCCGTTAGATGCCAAGATCGTTATAGTTGGAGAAGCTCCTGGTATGTACGAGGAGCAGTACCGCCGCCCGTTCGTTGGGCCATCTGGAGAGCTACTCAACCAGATGCTAGTACACGCAGGCATTGTACGTCAGCAATGCTACATCACCAACGTAGCAAAGCGTAGACCACCAAACAATGACTTCTCTGTGTTCTACGAAACATCACGCAGACTAGTACCAACCGAAGAGCTTCGTAGCTACATCAGAACTCTAGAAGACGAAATAGCTAGAGTACACCCAAACGTAGTATTACTCCTTGGGTCAGAAGCACTTAGAGCAGCTACTGGCCTACTGGGTATAACAAAGTATCGAGGCTCTGTACTGTACCTAGGCGGGCAGAAGTACATTCCTACCTATCATCCAGCCGATGTACTTCGTACTTTCTCTCATAAGTTTATCTGCGAGTTTGATATTCGTCGGGCAGCAGAAGAATCTACTACTCGTACCTACACTCCTCCTCCAGAGTCTTTTATTACTCGCCCAACCAAGGATCAAGTACTAGCGGCTATCAATACAGCCAGAAACTCTAAGCTAGTGGCGTTTGATATCGAAACCGTAGACCATCATGTTAGATGCCTAGGGCTAGCTTGGAGTCCATCAGAAGCTATATGCATTCCTTTTATGTGCAATCCGTATGAATGGAATGCTACCACCACCGCCACCGCCACCACCACTACTTCTGACTTATCCTCACTATACTCTACCGACAACTACTCTTCCTACTTCTCCGAATCTGATGAACGCGAGATACTCTCCGCACTCTACGACCTATTCTCTGATCCTGAAGTAAAACTCCTAGCCCAAAACGCTCCATTCGACATGACCATACTTGGCATGGAGTTTGGCTTTAGGTTTGCTAATCTGTATATGGATACCATGGTAGCTCATCATTGTTGCTACTCTGAGCTACCTAAAGGACTAGACTTCTTGGCATCTATCTACACCAGAATTCCATACTACTCTGACTACAGCTCATCTTCGGATATCCAAACTTGGGTATACAATTGCAGAGACTGCATAGCTACCTACCAATGTGCTCAAGCAATACACAAAAACCTAAAAGCTCTACACCTAGAAGAATTCTATTTCAATCACATTCATCCTACGGTTATTGCAATGTGTCGAGTTGATTCTCGTGGAGTTCTCATAGACTTAAACGAGCGCAGCGCCCAACGTGAAGTAGCCCTACAAAAGAAAGCCGAACTCCATAACAAGCTAAAACAAATAACACTAGAGCGTCTACCAGACTTCGAGCCATCTTCTCCCAAGAAGGTAGCTAAGTATCTATACGAGGTACTCCGCATTCCAGCAAAGATATCTCGTGATACCGGAGCAGCCACTACACAAGAAGACTCTCTCAAAGAGCTAGCCCGTTCTAAATATGGTGCAAAGTGTAAAGACTTCATAGACACCTTACTAGAATATCGTGGTTACGCAAAGCTAATCTCCACCTATTACGACGTTCCAGTATACACTAACGGAAGAATCTACACGCATTTCAATGTAGCTGGGACGGATACTGGTAGGCTGTCTTCGTCTTCTCCAGTGCTGTTGCCCGGATCTAATCTACAAAATGCTCCAAGAGGAGAGTATCGCAAAATCATCATTGCTAGAGAGGACCATGTATTAATCAAGGCTGATCTATCTCAAGCAGAGCTTAGGCTTGTTATCTGGCTGGCTGGCATTGACTCGCTTATTCAGGCGTACACTTCTGATCCTAAGTACGATATCTATAAGCGTGTAGCATCAATGATCTACAACGTACCAGAATCAGCAATCACCAAAGAGCAACGCCAATACGGCAAGATCGCTGCACTGTCTGGTAACTACGGTGTAAGGGAGCGTACAGTAGCTCTCAAGCATAACATCGACGTAGACAAGGCCGCATTCATATTGCAACGCTATCATAGTTCTATTCCAGAAATATCTATGAAATTCTGGCCCGGAGTACAGGCGGCCTTGCGTAGCAACCGCACCATAGTCTCCGTAACTGGACGAAGAAGAATATTCTTAAATAGAATGGATGATAGCACATTTCGTGCAGCCTATGCCCATTCGGCACAGTGCCTAGTTGGAGATCTGATCAATCGAGCAGCAACACTATTTGAGCTTCTATATCCACCAGAAGAATGCCGTATTCTGCTTCAAGTACATGATGAGTTGGTATTTGAATGCAAGAAAGGATACGAGTCTATCTACATCCCAAGGATAAAGAACTTGATGGAATATGAGCTACACTTTCCTAGTACTCCTGTCCCACTGAAGATCCCAGCAGAGATTACGGTTGGGCCGAATTGGTTTGATCAGAAGAAACCGTAGAAGAGCTATAGAGTAGGAGACAAGCATGACTACAGGGCCTGAAGACGCTATAAACCCATCCACCGCCCAGCCTCCCGCCGCAGGCGACGTGCCCAACGCCACCCCGCCGTCGCCAGCCACCCCGCCGTCGCCAGCCACCCCGCCGTCACTAGGCGACACGAGCGGCCTATCCCCTCGCCACCAGATAAACTTCCTCCGTGGCTTCATTGAGCTTCTAGATGGTTCAGAAGTACCAACCATCTTCTCGTGGTGGTCTGCACTAGGTGCAGTATCCTGTGTACTAGGCAGGCGATGTTGGGCAGATTGGGGATTGTTTCACTTCTATCCTAATAACTTCATAGTGCTAGTCGCAGCCTCTGGTTCGCGTAAGTCTACAGCAATCATGCAGGCCAAGCGACTATTACTAAACCTTACTCCTCGGCCAAATATCGTAGCCCAAAAGATTACTCCAGAAGCACTCATAGATGCTCTACGTGTATCCCCATCTGAAGATTCAGAAGAAGGTATGATAATACGAGATTGCTGTGATGGCTTCGGTATAGCCGATGAGCTAGTTACGTTCTTGTCTAAGGCAGCATATGATTCTGGATTGGGAGATTTACTAATCAAACTCTACGACTGTGACGAAGAGTTTCCATATCGTACTCGTGGCAGGGGAGTAGAGCTTCTTCAGAATGTATGCTTTGGGATGTTGTCTGGTACTACTATAGACAGAATTCGTGCTGCGCTTCCACCAGATTCTATTGGTAGCGGACTAACTGCCCGCATGGTATTCGTATACTCAGATGATCAAATGAAGCCTGTATATCGCCCAACGCTTGGGCCAGATAAACGAGAGCTTATGTCTCTACTAATAGCCGAACTGCAACGAATGCTCTCATTAAACGGGCAGTTTGTAATTACTCCCAAAGCTGATGATCTATGCAAAGAAGAATACGAGAAGTCATACTACAGCCATCCATTCAAGAAAGATCCTCTTCTAGGATCATACTTCAATCGCAGGCTTGGGCACATAGTAAAGACAGCAATGTGCATATCCGTATGCGAACGATCAGACTTAACCATAACCCAAGCTCATATGGATATGGCTATACGACTAATCAAAGCAGCAGAAGTGAAGATGCCAACAGTAATGAGCCTGCTTACATCAAATCAGCAAGGCTCATTACTGCAGGCTATCGAAGATAGTATCAAGAATGCTGGTAAGGGTGGGCTGTCTGTATCAGAGCTACTCTCGATATACGCTAATCGTCTTCGGGCAAAGGAACTGAAGGACATGCTAGACACGCTCTATCTAGCTGGGCACGTCAGGAAAGCTATAAGCAACGTCAGAGGTACTGTGTACATAGCTACTGTAGGCGTTGGAGGTGCCTAGGTATGCTCTACGTCTTGTGGAGCTTCGAGCGGAGCCTGCACTGCATCTTGCGTTTCGCCTTGCGTTTCGTCTTGCGTTTCGCCTTGCGTTGCATCTCTCGCTGTATCTCGCGTTGCGTCTTGCCTAGCCTTCTCAAACTCTATGCCATGCATCCTCTTTAACTCTGTCCAGTTTCTAGCTACAATAGACTCAATATCTGTCCTCCACACTAGTGGAGGCTCTAGCTCTGCTACCGCACTACAATGTCGTATTCCGTCTAGTGTCTTTCGCATCTTAGTCCCGGCGTCCAACAGCCTCCTGCCAGAACCTACTGCCCAACCTACGCATCCGCTGTTGCTGATATACGCACGGTTTATTTCCGTACAGTCTATCATGTACAAATTCAGCCCATCTTCCCATTCTTCTTGCGTCACGCGAAAGACCTTTGATTGCTTTTGCTTTATCGGCCAAGGCCACACAGACACTAACGTAGCTAAGCTCCAGCACTCATACAACTTAGTTGGTGGTCCCTTCCACCAGTCTGACCACTTTCCAGTAATGTGTTCTAATGCACACACTGCACCAGCTCCGGGCACTCCGGCTTCTATCCAGAGCACATTCCACCCATGCATAACAGCACTAACCCATCCTCTGTACTTGCAGCTACTCAAGATACTGGTAAGTATGGAGTTATGCTCTAACACCACCCCAAAGGTGTTTGGAACATACCGCATACCGTATCCACTATAGCCCAACTGAAGTTTTGGGCCAAGCTCAGCATTCAGTAGATGCGTCACTGGAATGCCTACAGCAGTCTGTGGCATCCAGACTCCATCCCACCAAACCTTAGACAATACATGAGTAGGCTCTGGGCACACATCCCCAACACTTCCGGGCAGCAGTAGTAGCCCGTTAAGTGTTTCCATCTTTACGTCTGCATCGTCAGGATTCTTTACTATCGTATCCCCTTGCAGTTTAATAAACGGTGCTAGCCCAGATAGCTCCTTGCTAAGGTATACCTTACTACCACCGTTGTTGTTGTTGTTGTCAGCACTCTGCACGCCATCTACACTAGAAAACAGCGGTGCCTGCACTCGTGCTTGCACTCGTGCTTGCACTCGTGCTTGTGCCTGTGCTTCATCTACTCGTACTCGATGCGTCATGATAAACTCCAGCCCTGCGTAAAACTGGCGCGATTACATCTCTATCGCGCATATACTCCAACCACACTTTAGTATAACGCTCACGCTTCTCTTCTGATAGACTGTTCAAAAACATTACAGTATCTGGCATCTTCATTCTAATCGGGCTTCTGGCTGTTAATGCTGCCCTAAGCCTAGTAACGAAATCAACTGGGTCTCCTCCTGCCTCCATAATCTCCTTAATCTTTTTGTCTCTCTCTTCAACTGCTTTCTCGACATCCCCTCTCTCTGCCCACCAAAGGATTTCATAGAAGTCCTTCTCGTAAACTCTTGGCGGTGTGGGCTGTTTAGAAATTCCACGACGCTTGTTAAGTTCTTCTTCATACATCCTCGCTTCTTGATACACCTTCTTTCGCTCTGTGTACTGTGGGTAAGCTGCACCCCATATCCAGTTATATGCAGCTTGCCAGAGGGGAGTATTTTCTTTTGCGGCCTCCATGAATCGTTTTGTAAACCCAAACTCTGCAAACCTTCCTCTACCTATAACTACGTTGGCAAAGTCTATCAGGGCATTAACTTGAGGCATTGTACCAATCAAGATAAGCTCAGTCATCCCTCTATCATACCTAGTAGCACTCATCACAGTAGTAAGCGGGCCAAGTAGCCCAGCCTCCAACAACGCTCCAGCCACTGCGTGTACTTTGCCCTCTAGCTCATTCTCTCGTTCCTTAGAGAAGTCTCCCTTAATAGCCTGTCTCAAAATCATACCCAATGTACCTGCACCATACAATCCTCCGACTAGCGTACCAGCTCGCATAAGTGCAGGTATCATTTGGTTCATGTCTCGGCTCTTTATAGCATCCATTACTTGCTTACTTAACTCTGCTATATACCTACCGCTGCCCATTGCATAGCTATTGTATGCGAACAGCATCTTCAAGAATGGATCGTGCTCGAACCTAGCTTTATTCCAGGGCCTGTCCAGCATGAACTGTGTCTTGCCTACAGCGTTCTGAATAGTCTTAGCTTCTAAGAATCGCTTCTGCTCTGGAGTAAGTTTCTGTCTGTTCCACAGATCAATCTCTTCGGCAGTCCAGCCAAGCTGCTTAGCTACTGCTACATCGTCACCTATGATGCCTCTAGCAGCCCAGTCATTGAGCCTGTTTTTCGCAGCCTGTCCAGCCACAAGATTATTAAACCTAGCTAAGAATCTCTGTCCAGTTATCTCTGATACTCCTCTAGAGATCAGATGGGCTATACCTTCTGCTCCAAAGCCCGGCTCGCGGAGAATGTAGCTTATAGTCTGCTGCATAGCTACTAGTCCTCTGAAGCCCTCTTCTACGCCTTTAGGGTTCTGGAGTGTATCTACTACAGCTCTGACGAAATTCTTAGTGCCAACTAGGCTGGGCAACAAAGCCATAGTCTGTACAGCATTCGGTATAGCTGCTAAGCTAGTCTGCATACTAGCAAACACTGAGCTAATAATCGTAGCAGCTTTAGTCCAAACTGTACGCTTGTAGTGCCTCAGAGGAACACGCTGCAATAGCAGCATAGCCTCTTGAAGGTGTGTACGATCTCCACCTTCTGCTGCATACTTATCTAGCAGCTGCTGAAATGCTCTAGGCGGAGTTTCTTCGCGAAGCCTAACTATAAAGTCTCGCCACAGCCTAGGAAGCACTACGCCTACGTTTGGGCTATCATCTAGCGCAATCCCTCCAAGCTTCCTAGCATACTGTATCACTAGCTTCTTCTGCTCGTCGGTTAGCTTGTTTGGATTAAGCTTAGCTAGCTCGTCTGCTACTCTCTTGTTAGTGAGTACCAGATCTACTCCAGCGTTCTTTGCAAGATCACGAATCTGCTTAGCCTTCAGCTCAGCAAGCTGCTCGAGAGAAAATCCATGCTCCTGTATGAGAATCTTAGCTAGCTTGTTAGTGCTTATCCTGATGTTGTTAGAGTCTAGCTTATCAGTTATGCCAAACTCTTTAGCTAATCCGAGCCTCTTTACGAATTCGGCCGTATCTCTTATGCTGACATCTTTCAGCATTCCTTGCCCGAATGTCTCACGCACAGCAAAGCCGTAAGCTTGGCGCATTGCAGACTCGCGCATGATTACTTCTGGGTCGGTATGGAACACAGCCACACGATCTCCAGACGCAGTAGTTACCACGTCGGGCAGTATCTTGAAGTATCTGCTACCGTCGATAGTACCTATTCCAAGCCAAGGCTGCATTAGCTCTTTACGCCAAGTGGCAAATCTTTTCTCTACCTTCTCAACTTGCTTGCCAGTAAGCTCCTTTACTTTTTGTACAAGTGCTTCATACACTGGGCCTTGAGCCATCATGATAGCTTCCCAGCCCCTATCCGTAAGGATTCTAGGAAGTCTGGGATCTGATTGTTTCCTTGACGGAACTATTTTACCCTGTATCTTACGCAGCAGCCCTGTATCCTCGTAGAGTTGTCCAAACGTGTCGTGTAGCTCTGAAGCCCACTGCTTTACTTGCTTCAATAGCTCTAGCTGAGTTAGACCATACTTCTTAACAATCTTTCCAATTCTAACATCCGCTGCGTGCTTAGCTTCTGGATCAAGGTTTTGAGGCTCGACAAGCATCCTAAACAACGTCATTCCAGTGCTAGGATCTTCAGTAGCAAGCTCGTTAAGCAGCCCTCTATCTGCATGCTTGATGATATCTAGAGCCTTAGCATAGAACGGCTCAAACAGCATGTTTGCTTTAGTAATAGTGTCTTCTGCTTTACGTAAAAACAGCTCTCCAGCAGGAAACTTCTTTACGACTCCAGACATGCTAAAGAGCTTATAGCGTATTCCATCGAATACTTCACTGAGCTTCCTTGCGAACAGGCTACGAGTATCCTTATCTGGCAAAGACGCAATACTCTTAAACAGCTCAGCCAGACGCTCAGCTTCCGTAGGCTGTTTTGGATATGCAAGAGTATTCGCTTTAAGCTCTTGTAGCTCTGCCTTAGCAGACTCGTACTGCTTCTTGAGTTCTACTAGCTTAGCTCGTTCTGAAGCAAGTTTAGCATCAGCACTAGTAGCTTCTACGCTAGACTCTTTCAGTAGCTTCTTAGCTTTGGACAATACATCTATCAGACGAGTAGATTCGTTTATCTGCTCGCTCAACGAACCCATGCGTAGTCGCAGAGTCCGCATCGGAACGGTATCTTTAAAGAACAACTGATCGAACAGATTTCGTAATTGATCGTTCAGAGTCGAGGTTATACCTCGGCTATAGTAATCTCCATATACTTCTTTGACTTGTTTGCCTAGATGCTCAAACACAAGCTGCAAGTCTGCGATTGGAGCCTTGCCCTCCATCACGTATGCTTCAAAAGCCTTAGCGAATCTATCCTTTGCGTCTACACTCCATCGCCCACGCTTAATACCGAAGTGTGAATCAAACACAGCTAGATCTTTAGGCTCTAACTGCGTGCGAAAGATCTGGCCCATCGAGTAAATCGCAGACGAGACATTTGGCTTAACTCCAGCTTTGATAGCCGCTTTGAGTAGATTCCCTACTTCATAAAACACAATCGACGCTCTAGGCGGACGATCAGTTGGGCCATATCCACCTTTAGCTAAATCGAATGCTCCTTGTACGGCTGTACCAGATTCTTTAGCTACTGCCTTCTTGGCAGCATCGTCGATGCTAATACCTATTACCTTGTAGGTATTCGTGCCAGCGTCGTTGCTAAGCTGTAGCGTAGATACCTTGCCTGCTTCGCTACTGTACTGTCTAAGAGCTTTTACTATATTAACTGGTAGTTCTGAGTCATACCACTTAGCTAGAGCCTTTAAGTTTACTCCGGGCTTCTTCAACGAGGTTGGGCGATTTACTTGTATGCTACTAGGTACGATAGCTATTCTATCGTGCCCAGCGAGTACTGCATCTCGCACTATGAGCTTAGCTAAATCTGCGGCATCTCCCTGTCCGTATGCTTTAAGTATTGATGCTTCTTCTATGAGTAGTAGACTCTCTCCACTAGAAAGCTCCTTGATTGCTGTACGCAGTACGGCGTATCTGTCCTTACCACCAGCAGCAGAATAGCTACTTTCATCTGTAGTAGGACCAGCCGTAAGCTCTTGCGCAGTGGCCTTAGTCTTGGCTCTTTCAGATGGCCACCGTATCAGTGTAGCGTGATACTCATCTGGATCTATTTGAAGCGTAGAGTCTACTAGTTGCAGCCCAGTCTCGAACTGCTTCATTATTCGTTGCTTCTCAGCTCCGAACTGTTTGTGTACTTGTGTGTTTGCATCTTGTAGTTGTGCGCTAAGCTTAGACGACTTATCTGTATCTCCTATCACAGCAGCGCGTGCAAGCTTCGATCCGAGATCAAGCATCTCGTCATAGGCTTTATATTGCCTATAGACTATATCAGTGTACTTCCCAAACATCTCTGGGCTATCACCGAAAAGCTCTTGCGCAAACTGTGTAGCTCTGTTTTTAGCTTGCTTGAGGATCGCTGCAGCGTCGATACTGTCGCCCTTGTTAGACTCTATTATACCTCCGATTCCCGTAAGCTCCAAGGCATCCTTGCCTACTGCACTCTCCAAATACTGCAACATATCACCCTTCTTCATAGACTGGTTTGGCAGCTTAAACAGCTCCATCCCAACCTTATCAAACATGTGAGATACTTCTGATGGAGAGTATTTCAGCACCTGAGCCATTGGAGGCATAGACGACAAGATATTGTGCATCCAATCGTTCCATGCGGCCTGCGGAGCTATCCCTTTGTATTCAGCAAACCTCCGAATTATGCCATCCATCACTGCAGCAACGTTGTCCGCAGCAAACTTAGACATCTTAAGTTCTTTAGTCAAAGACTTTACGAAGTCGTCTTTGGTGTAAACGTCGTCTTGGATGACGCTGCTATCAAGGTGCTTAGAGATATTTAATGTAATAGCCCGATCTTTTCCTAGAAACGAATACTCGCGTATGCCAAGACCAAGTACTTCAGCATTCAGCCCACTAACAATCGCCGCCTGAGCTAGCTTGTCCTTGAAGTCTTCGGGCAATGGCTTTCCAAACAGACCGTAGCTTACGAGATCGTCTGTACTCGATTCAAGCATTCCAAATACTGTTTGGGTAGCTATTACCCTAGCAGCTTGGCCAGTGGCTTGTAGCCCAATAGCCTTCGAGAAGGCTTTGTCTACAAGCGAAGATACTATCGAGATATCCCCTCCCTTAAACCCCTTAGCGAAGTAGTGCATTGGAATGAGATTTAGCAGCGTAGAAATAACGCCTACGATCTCTGCTTTTGTCGTAGCTTCTGCTTCGTCGTATCCATCCGCAATGGCTAGGTCGTATGCTCTTTTGGATTCGACAGCATACAATATGCCCGCAGCAAGCAGCGGCCCGCCAGTAGCCAAGGACGCAGCAGTAACACCTAAGTACGCTAGCCCGGATGATATCCTACTAGCCAGAGCCTTTGGATTGGTGATTAGTTCGTATGCGCTGTCTACTTCGATTGGAGCATACTGTGGGTTGTTTTCCTTAAAACGTCGCAGAAGATCTGCGATGTTTTCGGCTGGATCTTTACCTGGAATCCAGCTTCCGATATACCCAAACAGATTCTGACCAACGTCTGCTCCGCCCCAGATTAGAGATCCTATCGTCTGATCGAACCACGAAGGCTCTTCAGCAAGCTGCGGTCTAGTTGGCTTCTTAGTTCTAGTGGTCTGTAAATCTGCCGCCTGAAATGCACTAAGCAAATCGAAAGTGTTATCTGACTGAGTCATGTATCCTCCAATCAGCGGCCAGTGGCATTCGACTGATTGTACTGCGCTGTACTACGCCGGGCTATGCTAGGCTATGCTACCTACTCCTCTCTAAGCCTAGCTCTAATAATCTCTACCGCCTTCTGCAAGCCTTCTCTTTGCTGCTTTGTAAGCACCAATCCTACTCTACGATCCATCTCCCTAGAGAATCCATCCAGCCAAGCTTCGTTACGCACAAACAGCAGCTCCTCTAAGATCCTAGACATAGCTTCTCTAGTATGTCTAAGCTGGGCAGAGTCTGGAGTATTGACTAGCTCAAAGATTCTGTGGACATCCTCTTTAGAGATGTTTCCGATGTTACGATCCATTCGCTTAGGAGGAGAGATGGATGGGCTTTCTTCTGGCTGTTTGTAGGGAAGCCTAGACCTAGCCAAGATACTAGCTTCATAGTCTCTTAGAATGCTCTCTGCCACACTAGCAGCATGGCTCTGACTACGAGCATAGATCTCAGACACATCGGAGTCTTTAAACGAAGCCTCACGAATCTCCTTAGCACTTATGACTGGAGTATCAGTGTACGAAACGCTTGGCTGCTTTTCTTTAGTGCGATTAGTACCGTCCTTAGTAGAAGAGTTGGCTCGCTCTTGTGGATATTTTTTAGCATATTCCTCGAACTTTTTAGGAAGCTGAGCGTAAGCATCCATAACACTCTTAAGTGTAGCATCTCGCTGCTCTGGAGTAAGCAGTGGATTGTCGTAATACTCCTTAAAAGCCTTAAGTGCTGCAAGCTGTCTTGCAAAATTTCCAAGAGGGCCTGGTCTAAATAGATTAGCTATAGGATCATCGCTGAACGATTCTGGAGGATTGTTCCTTGCTTCTTCTACCAGCCACGCAAGGTGATCTGGCAACTTTATGTATCCATCAGCTACACCACGATGGAAAGCTGGATCAGCAAGATTTTTCACAACCTTGGTTGTTGCTTCAAGCTCTCTATAGGTTGTAGCGAACTTATAATCTTGATTTGCTCGTTCATAGTTTTGCTTAGCAATTTCATAATCTAAAAATATCTGCTCTGTCTTAGTTCTAGCTACCCTATCTAGCACATCATCTGGCAGATAAGCACCACTCATACGAACTTGTGCATTAAGTAAAGTCAAGTTAGCTTCTTTTAGCTGTTTTTCAAGATCAAACCTATCAATATCTAGCTTAAGTCTTTCATTCTCTGCCTGAACCCTAGCCTGTGCCAGTGCCTGCTCCGTACCCATCAGCTCAAGCTGCTGCTTACGATAAGCAGTCTCCAGCTGCATACGGTCAGTTTCTAGCTTCATCTGCCGCATCAGCGTCATGCCTTCACGCAGTGGCGCGAAGATATCGTTTTCGCTAGAGATAGCCATAGCTATCCTCCTCTAAGCCCAGCAATAGTACCGTCTATACTGCTGCTAGGAGAAAAGAAATCTAAGAACCCAAGCCCTCCACGGTCTACAGGAGAGAACGCCATCATCGCTGTAGACAGGCCACCCATAAGCGTCTGTCCCCATCCAGGACTTTTGGCAGGAGTATAAGCGTTAGGAAGCCCAGCCAGTTGGAACAAGTACTTGTAGTATGGATTGTTTTCAGGCGCAAGCCTGAGAAATTCCGAATACTGCGCCTGTGCCTGTGCCTGCTTGTAGGCTTGTTCTTGACCAAGAATCTGAGCAAGCAAGCCCATATTCTGAATCGGCTGGGCACTAGCTTGCGAGGCGATGGGCACTGCATTGAGCTGTCTAGCTCTAGCAGACTCTGCAAGCTGAGCTTGAGTGAGTTGATTTTGAGCCATCAGCCTAGAAAGCTCAGAACCAAACGATACCTGCATATCGGCTAAGGTCTTTGCTCGTGCTTGAGAAAGACCAGAGTGATAGGTAGCTCCAGCTCCAGCGAATGACTCAGCCAATCGGGGAGCTATATCGGTGTCGAATGCTCGCATAGCTGGAGCTACAACAGCGTTACGGAAGTATCGTTCAGTGACGTTTTGGTTCAACGAGAACGCAGGCTTACCAGACAAAGCAGATACGAGCGCATTACGTTGGGCCGTAGCTACTTTCGCATCTGGTCTGTATGCAGCTACATTAGCAAATAAGCTACTCAGTCCCGGAGTCAAGTCCGGGATTATCTGCCCGGAGTACGGAGTCGCTCCCTTGAATAGCGGACTCTGAGAGGCGTCCCAGTATCCCTTCAGGTTGTGGTCGTAGCCCACTCCCTTCAGGTGCTCCGGTTTCAGTGTGTCCCACCACTGGTTCGTCATCAAACCGTAGAGCAGTTGCTGCGCTCCCCTCGCCGCTCCCGCTCTCGTGTCCATCTTCTTCGTCGTGTCTAGTAATCCCATGTTGTTTTCCTTCCTTACGCAGCAGTTCGTGATTGGCGAGTATCTCGTGCAGCTGAGTTGTACGCATCTTATACGTTACGCTGTCTTGCACGAATCCCCACAGGGCTGTGGGGAAATACACATCGTTCTTTACAACGAGGCTGATATCTTTGCAGCCTCGTTCCTCCGCCCAAACCACGAATCTAGTAAACAACGAGTCCAGCAAGTCAGAATCGTCTCCAAACAGCTGAAGGAGCGTTGCAGTAGGATGCCCGGCAATAGCAGCACCAATAATGAAGGCCATGATCTCAACGCCACTTGGGGCATCTTCATACGCCGCAAGAAAGAATATATTATCAGGTTGGGCTTCTAGCATTCCAGTGATGATTGCTTCAAGCTGCTCATTAGAACAATCCCCATAACAACTAAGCTTTGGTCTAACAAACTCGATGATAGAAGTCCTTCTTACACGCACGATCTTCATAAAGCTACCTCCAAGAAATATTACGAATACAACTAGTCATTTATATAGTTACGTCGCTAACAGTCTTTTGTGCGACTGCTAGTAGAGTTAGTCTAAAATCTCCGGGAGAAGTGTAAGATGAAGCTACAGCCTTGATCTTTCCAGTGCCAGACTCTATGTAGATCTGTAAGGTTGAGCCTATCGCACTAGTGCTAGTTAATAGTTCGTCTGTGCCAGGGTTCCATGCATGTCCAAAGTGATACACGTTTAATACTGAACCATAGTATGTCCAATTAGCAGACTCTGGATCAGACAGAGCAAGCGATCCCATACAAAAGAACAGGATACCTCTCCAATCGTCTACTGACAAATACGTAGTGCCATTAGCAGTTACTCTGATCCACTTGTCTAGAGTACGATACGATCCGCTGCTGGGAGCTACGCTTTTTACAGTAGCCTCGATTGTGTCTATCGTAGCTTTGGTAGCTAAACGACGCAGATAATCTGTTAGGGCTTTTAGGTATAGCTCCAGTTCTGGCAAGCTATGCTGTCGGAGTTCCGTCTCTGGGACTAAGGGAAGTCTCTCTGCTGAGGTTACTCTTAGCAGCCTTAGGCTATTAGCAGAATCTAATGTTGGGCTGGGCATAGTCTAGCTTTCTAATCCCATGCAGCGTCTGGTCTAATCCAGATTCTATACCACTGAATCTCAAAGGGTTCAGTACTATAGAACCTTACTTGAATCTGTCTAGCAACTACATCGACGTAGAATCTAACTTGATTAAACTGTGATCCTAGATATACACTTTGAGCTTCGCTTTGTACGAATCCACTATTTCCGTCTACAGCATATTCCATCCATAGCTTTCCTCCCCTAGCTAGCACCTCCACTTCAACGCACCTGCAGTACACAGACTTGAAATCTGCTGGAACGCTAAACTCAGGAGTAGCCCATTCAAAACTAATGGGCGATCCGTTGTCGTAGAAGTACTGTGACCAATCTCCAAAGTAGTTAGCGTATCCTTGAGTGTGTACAGCGCCGGAAGAGTCTCCGAGCAGTAGCGATGGGTATTGTCTCGTACCACCAAGGCTGTCGATAGTTCCGCTGAGTTCGTCGATAGTCCCAGTCAGTTGGTCTAGCGGAGCATTTGCTGTAGTCTCTAGCCACCCGAAGGCAGTTATTCTAGTAGCATAGTCATACAGGCTCCATCTACGCTCTGCTGGATTACTTGGGTCCATCTCAAGCACCAGTACATATGAGCTAGTAGAGCTAGTAGGAAGTACGAAGTAGCAGATGTTCCGTGGCTTGTCGTATGCAGCAGCAGCTCTATTACGATACTCCCAATCTAGCTTAGAATACGTTGGGCGAACCTGCTCAGATAACTCTCGTAGTACCCTAGTTCCATCGAATGCGTAGATACCATTCGTAGACATGTATAAGTGGTAAGGTCCAAGATCTACTACCGCCCTACTAGATAGAAGCTTAGAGTCACGAATAAGCTTCTCAAATATGTAGATCGCACCACCGCCTACGTAAGTCACTACATAGATTGAGTCTTCTGTGTAGAGGGCTAGTCTGTCGTTAAGCGTATAAAGAAGCTGGATGCTGCCTTCGGCATCTCCTAGAATAGCAGCTCCAGCAGTACCGCTAGTAAAATCGACCAGCGACCCAGCAGTACTCCAGCACACCGTATAAGGAGCATTTGCAAAGCCAGTGATATTTCCTAAGACTAAATGGTTGTAGTAGAAGGCTACTGTCTTGCAAGTAATAAATCCCGTAACAGGCTCTGCCCAACCAGAAGCTCTAGCTAACACGTTGCAAGCTACAGTGCTCCCATCCCAGTACCTAGGTGGATCCACTCCATTAGTGAATATAAGCCATGTACCTTGTGATGAGCCTACTCCAACGCACCAAGATAGTCCATCTTCCTCAGTAGCCGTAAGGTCTACAGATTTTTGAAGATATCCACCAGTTGCGTCTGCAGGAGTTCCAGAGATCGTAAACGTAAAGGTATTCGCATCGGGAGCACTAGCGACGGTCCATGTAGCGTTATACGCAGATACAGAAGTCCCTCCTATGGTAACTCTGTCTCCAGCAGTTAGTCCGTGCGATGTACACGTTACAGTTACAACATCTGATACACGAGTACAAGACGTGACGGGCTTAGTAGCGGATGCTACATTGTTTCCTCCGGTGATCTCTACCCAATTGGCGCCAGCATTATCGTAGTAGTAGATACGTCGTGTGGTAACGCATACTAGACGTATCACACCAGCAGCGTCGCTAAATGGGATAATAGCTACCGGTGTGCCTACGAGAGAGCTGCCCAACTGCTCGTGCCCAGCTCGACTACGAAGTCTCCCCTTGTGAATGTCGATGTTCACACATGATGGAGAATATCTTCCGTTGAGCTGCCCAGCTGGAACCAGCGTATTCAGCCCTAGAAATGGAAATATTCCGTCATTCGGTATGCTATACCTACTAGATCTCATAAGACTATCCGATCTTCCAAATCTCAATAGTCATATACACGTTGTTCTGACCAGAGATTCCGTGCGCCCGACCTTGGCCAGAAGCAGCATTAGTTACCTCAGCAAGGTGGTCTACACGAAAAGTCTTACTAGAAGCTAAGGTAAACTCTCCAGAGATCACTGATGTAGATGAGCCATACGGAGACGTACTAGGCGCAAAGCCAGTAGTGCCAAGCAGAGTGGTTACGCCATCTGTCCCATTGTACAGTCTGGCTTGATGTGCGCCTACAGCGTATGCTACACACTCTATATGCACACGATACCTACCAGCGGGCAACGCAAAAGTATCGTTGGTAGTATCTACAGAACAGATACCTGCAGAATCAGACTCCTCAGACGTAATATTACGCTTAGTCCAAGTGCTCGCAGTAAGTCCGCCTCCATGCGCAGAAAAACCCGCTTCCTGTATGATGCGGACATAAGCATCCGTATGAAGCTGATTCCACGATGTGCCCGACCATATGTACAAGCCATTGTCGTCGGTATCATGCCAAAGTCTCCCAGCGTCTCCAGAAGTGAGAGAAGTAGATCCATCAGGACGAGTAGTTGGCGCAGCTGACTGCGAATAAGCTACAGCACTACCAGCCTTATGCTCTCCTCCAGCAGAAGAGTTTTCCAGCGTAGCGTGCTCTTTGGAGACTCGAATTCTTGTTCCTACTCTAAGATCCCTAATCTCCTCATCAATGCTACTAGCACTAGAGGATCCAGACGGATTAGACTCGTTCCAAGAATCTCCATCACCTAACGGCATATAAAACTCCTAAGTCCAAACTAGGACTGTAGCTGTGACTAAGACTAATGCTACACTGCGCTATGGCGCTCCTGGCACTATCCAAGGACCAATCCAATTACGAGGAGGTTCGTATCCTAAGAACTGTCTCACATCCGAAAATTCCTTAGCTACGTATTTCGTAGCTTCGCTCTGCTCGTCTGCAATAACGATCTTGCGCAGATACGACATAGCATGAGCGTTCCAGTTTTCGGCTTCCGGAAACATTCCTATTGATCTAAGAGTGTGTGCCGTAGACCAGCACACGAGAAAATAGTCTAGCTCAGGTACAATACACGAATCTGCATCTACAACAAGCTTGGGGATTTTGCGCACATAGGTATAAAGTACAGTGTAGTTTTTGTCTGCGTAGCAATCAAAGTACACTGTACTGCCTTCTAGGTAGCCACACTTTGGCATTCCGAGACTAGTGGAGGTTACGGAGGGATGGGCCGGAAGGAAGTCTCTCTTAGGATAGATAGTAATGAGACTTACGCATGTAGGTACAGTATCATCCTGAATGCGAAGCTCATTTAGCCTATGAAAGTCATCGGCCAAAATAACACTACGTTCATTAGCTAGAAGCGTCGTACTAGTTTCGTTACGTGCAGCTCTAAAAGAATGTGCAGCGGCAGCGTAGTCAATAGCGAAATCAAAGCCAACTTCGATTACAGAGTCTTTGTCTGTCCTGTTGCCCAAGTTTGCACGCACTGCCTGCTTTAGCTGCTGCCTAGTCATAGCGAACTCCTAAGATAGATTAATCTACGATCTTAGTCCATGTGTGCGAAGTTGCATTAGTGTACGCTGTGCAACGATACACATCGTCGTTAGTAGAATCCCAGCAGAGATCCCCAACTCCAGTAGGGGCATCATTAGCCTGATTGCTGCTAGGAGCACCTGCTTTAGAGAATATAGCAATTCTGCGAGCCATCGTAGTACCACTGTCATTACTAGAATCACGCAAAAACACTCCTCCCCTTCGTCGCATTCCATTAGTAGGAAGCCCCATCTTCTTTAAAATAGCAGCAGTCAGAGCCGGAAGGCTAGACACAGTGAAGTTTGATCCAAGACTAGGCATAGTTCACCTCGTTGATAGTTCTATATAGTTACTATGATGGCATAGTAACAAACTTGCGTTGAAGCTCCTTAGTAGGCTGGCCATTACGCCTATAGTCTCGTCTAAGAAGCTCTGCAGTGCTATCGTCTACGATAATAGACGAATCTGTCAGATGACCTGTACGAACCTTTGGAACACCAAAGATAGTACCTCCTGCATTACGAATCTTAGAACAAAAGTAACCATCTTCCCACACAAACTTGGACCGCTCTTCGAGAGACATGACTGGAGTACTATTGAGCTGCTCACTAATGGCTGCCTCCGAGCTGGCCTCTGTATTCACTAACGAGATCCAGCCCTGATAGAACCAAGGCTCTGTGAGGTTGTCTTTTGCCCAACGCAAATCCAGCAAGGCACAAGCCAATCCACAACTAGTGATTTGTACGGGCACAGCATCTGGAGGAGAGAACACCTCAAAAAGATCCTCATTACTGTTGGGCTGGTTAGGCACTCGAATAGTCCAAGTGTTTGTGTATGGATATCCTCTTCGATAGGTATGTCCAGTCACCAGCCTAGCACCAGCTTTAACTAGGTCTGGTGACTGGATTGCCTCAAGGAGCCACACGAACGAGTTGGGCGGAATAAACATATCCATATCAACCCACATGATATAGTCTGCGTCGCATCCAATTGCGGCTTCGACTATAGCGAGTCTAGCCATATCATGTGGAAAGATATTATGCACCTTGCTAGTAGCCAAGTCTGCATGCTTGGCAATCTCTGCAGCGAGGTGCAGATGAGATTCATAGACCTCATGTGGAATGTCGCCTACAGTGGGTATTCCGAGAAATACTCGCATTGGATCTCCTACGAAGTATACCTAATACTAATACTGCTACTATAGCCACTACAGGCAGCTAATCCAAGTCTTAGCTGACGTATTAGCAGCTGGAGTAGTAGTAGCCAAAGCTTCGAGCAAGACTCCAAATCGCGTGTACAACGGAGCAGTCCCAGCAACTACACCATACGCAATGGCAGTCTTTGCGTCTTCGAGCTTGCCAACGTGCCCAATTGCCATTGCGGTGTTCTGGTCACGTTTCCACTTAGCAGTGCCATTATAGCCGAGCACTTGAATCCAACCATACTTTCCTGCAGCAAGCGTGGGAGCCATCACAACTCCAGCCGCAAGCATCAAGTCAGCGGTAGCTGGAGTAGTAACGTACTTAGTCATATTAGCGCCATCAGACGCTTTATGACATACCCATTCGCCTTCAGTCATAGCAGCGCTTGCGTTGTTGTTCTTTACCCAACGATACACGCTGCCATCGTCTTCGTAACGAAGCCTGCCGACTCCTTCAACGTCGGTGTCCTTAACGTCTGTGATACTGGTTGCCCAGATTGTTTTGATTGTGTTTCCCATAACTGATACCTCTAGCTTAAGATCTTAAGAGATCTGAGTGACTACATCTGATACCGTAAGCACCTCACAAGCACGCAGCACGCTATGCTACGTCAGGCTACGCCACGCTGCGCTACGCTACGTTAGTCTGAAGCAGAATGTGCCGCCTAGGCTGCGTACTGATGATGTTCATACGACAGAATATATACGCAAGCCTCTCAGTCTGATTTGCCACAGGAACCCACTCAGACATGCTGAACCACATATTCGGATCGTACACCACTTCGATGTACTTGGAGTTCAGCATCATGATGGTGTTCTCTGTACGATTCGCCGACCAAGTAAGAGTCTTTCCTTTATACCGCAGCTCATCAAAGCCCAAGTTCGCCAGCGGCGTGTCAACACCACGAACGATCTGAGTTTTGTCTTCAGCGAAATCTTCGTAGATTTCGTAGATGGTGCGTGTAGTAAGAATGATGTCAGGGAACTCCTGATTATTTCCTGCTACGTTGTAGGCAGTACGCATATCCGAAAGCAAGTTAAGCTGGATAGGCGTATTGAGGTTCTTGTACTTTGAACCCCACCACGAATTAGTAGCAGAAGTAGACGGAGTAGCCACTCCACTAGACACCGTGAAGGCAGAGCACCGAGTGATCTTACCATACGTTCCTGTCGTAGCAGAGGCGTATGGAGGAAGCACATCGTTGAGACCTTGAATCTCCTTGCCCGACTCATCAGAGACTACTGCACGCTCAAGATCAGTCTCAAACTTCTGCGGCAGCGAGTCGCGGGCTTCCTGAATACGCTGGGCCACATAGTCCTTGATCTTAAACTTACCGGAGTTCTGAACGTCGTCAAACAAAGAGCGCTGAATATGGACAGAGATGTTACGAAAAGTCCAAAACGCAGCGGTTTCAGTTTCGACTTCACCCTGCCCAAGAGTGTCACCTTTTGACACTGCAAGAGGAGTCGGGCCAACGCCATACCGAATCGTTCTTTCGATATACCGTCCGCCAACCTGAGGAACAAATCGTCCCTTGAGCTTGAGAAGTGCCCAAACATTCGTTGCCAGCAAAACGTTGTCGATAGCAACGGGCCGAATCTCGTACCAAGTCTGCAGAAACTGATTGTCGATAGTTTCTGTCAGCGTAGGAAGTGTAGTAGGCATAGTTACCTCTTAGTTGTAATGAGTAGCTTAGGAGCTGCTGTGTACTAGGTACTAGGTACTAGGTACTAGGTACTAGGTAATAGTCCTATCAATAGCAGCCCTCAAAGCATTGCGAAAACCATCAGGACCGAGTACTGCTTTAGCCTCTTCAGGGTTTGTTCTGAAAGGCCTTGCCGAAGTTGGTGTAGGACGCTCAGACTCAGGGTTGGGCTGAGCATTTGAGTTAAGCATGATTGGCAATCCGCGCTCTAGCTTTGCCAAGATATAGAGCTGCCTAGGAGAGAGATTACGATTGTCTTTGTAGATACGAACCATGTCAGATTCGTACTGATCGAAGTCCTTGAACTCCTTTCTAGCGTCTTCGATCTGCTTAGTCAATTCCTGATTGCGTTCGTTGATGTACTTTTGCTGCATGTATTCGACGCTCTGCTTTATAGGTCGAAGTTGAGCAGCCAGCTTTGAGATCTGCGAAGCCGTATACTTCTGAATCAATGCAACAATGTCCTTGTTAGACATGTTATCAAAGTCGATCTTTGAGAGATCTAACTCAGAAGCTTGGGCATTCGTAGCTCCAACAGAGTCTTCAAAGTCTGCAGAGCCAGCAGAGCTAGATGCCCTCCGTGAGCCGTCGAAGTCAGTATCATCAAGCGAATCAGGATTCCTAAGTGGAATAATCTTAACCCTCTTTCCAGTAGCCTTTGCATCGTACAAAGCCTTCACGTCTGGATCAAGCAACATACGCTGCACAACCATAGACTCCGCTCGACGCAGCAACTCTTTGTATTCAGGAGAGTTCTCGTCGAGTCTAGTCGAGGTAGGTTCGGCCTGCTTAGTAGGCTGCTTGGCTGTGCGCACAGATTCAAGCTCTGTGTCTGGATCAACGACGGATGTATCGTCGAGCACCTGACCAAAGTCATACTGCTTAGCAGAACCAGTGCTTACGTTGTTGTCACTCATGCTTACACTCACGCTCATAAAAGCTCCTACACAGAATAATTAACTAATGCGATACGAAATACGCAATACGCAATATGCGCCAGTGCTACCAATCACACATACTTAGAGCGATCTCTATTCATACAAAAATTCCTATAGGCAACCTTCAAACCACGAAGATAAAGGTTAAAATCATGATCAGTAAAGAATCTACTGCGTGGGTTAGACTCTTCAAAAGAGATAACCCAACCGTGTTCGTTATCGTAGTAGCCGAATACGCACAGTGGAGAGGCTTTAGTACTAGTAGTACTAGTAGTACTAGTACTAGTAGTACTAGTTGGCTTCTCAACAGAATCACTAGTACTCTCCACGGATTTTTGCTCCTTCATACAAAGCTCCAGATAAAACGCCCAACTCTTTGCACCTACGACGTAAAGCATCTTCAGAGGTAAACTCTACTGCTCTGTCTTCTTCTAGGTGTTCGAGTACAATGGGCTTAAAGTATTTAAAGCAGACGCCACTGACAGACTCGTCTTGCTTCTTAGAAGTAGTACGAGGTTCGCGAAGATATAGCCGCTGCCTAAACTTGCGAATTTGGTGCCACATCAGGAGATGCTCCCTGCTGATTTCCGTTCTGTGCTAGAAGCTCTGGCTGTACGGAGCCATCTAGCACTCCGGGCTTAAAGATTCTGCTGAACTCTGGATCATTCATTTGACGAACCAGATATCGTCTAAGCTCAACTTGATCAACTGACGGATCTTGGGCTGCGATAGTGTAAAGCTGCAGAGCGTTCATACGCCTAGATCGCAGCGACATCTCATCACCGTCTACGAGCGTAACGTCGTACTTGTACTCTCCACGGATGGTATCACCGTTGAATTGTACCCACTGACGTTGCCCAAACTGATCTAAGATTTCGGCTACTCTAGGAGCCTTCCAGAACTCTGTGATGATAGCGTTGATCTTTACGAAGATGTCTCTGAAGCAAAGCTTGATTGCCTTGTGCCTTCGGCTTAGGCGCTGCATCGAAGAGCGGTCAACTACAGCTGCTTCAGTAGCTGTACGTCGCCCGGATTGCTCAAACTCGCCGAATTGATTTCGACTGAAGCCTACTGTCTCGCGGGCATCACGTCTAGTCTTCTCTGCTTCTTGATATAGCATCAAGTTTGGAGGAGCCTGCAATGGCATTATGGCTTCGTGAATGGACTTTCCAGATTCAGTAAGGTTCCTGATAGCCACTGCTACGCCAACGTCGGACGACAAGCAGCGCTCAAGCTCAGACTTGCTAATAAGGCTCTCGTCGTAGAGCCACTTCAAGACTGAGATTCTTCTATGCTTAGAAGACTGAATAGTGATATCCATTATCTCAGCTTGGTGTGCTCGGAGGTAGTATGCGTCTGATGTAGTCCAAATGGATCGAGTCTTGGGTATGAAGCCCAGCTCGACGAATGGAAGCCCTTCTAGTTGCAGAGCATCAGGATCTTTACGAAGAAACTTATCGTATCCAGAGGCTATTACTAAGATGTTTCCAGTGCGTCTATCGTGGATCTCCCAGAGTTCGCAATACTCTGAGCATTGTTGATCTAGTCCAGTGGGCGAAGAGTATAGGATGTCTCCTATGCGATATGGCTTGAGTGGAGACTGATACGACTTAACAAAGTCCTCCATGCTCATGACTGGACGAAGATCTCTTTTGTTGGAGTATTTGGGATCGGCCTTGATGTCGTCGATATGGCGAACTACGCGATGGGCAATCCACGGAGCGGTGTCTAGATCTAGTGTGCCCCAAGGAACTACGATGTCATGTGGAGGCACTGATCTCACCCAAGGGTATCCTGGCCTAGAGCCGCCGAATTCGATTCGACGCATCTTTGAATCAAACTGAGTCATAGATGCACCGATAGGCTCTCCAGCTAATGCTGGGCCAACGTCCGTAGTAGGGTTCCATCCAAACTCTGAGTCGTATCCGATCTTCAGGAATCCTCTAGACCATAGGAACGCATGTAGTACGGATATCTCTACTTGTCTGTCAATCTGTAGATCAGACACAAGCATGTTGTCTACAGATTCTCGAATTCTAGCACCTTCTACGAAGTCGAGCCTGCGTGGGTAGACGCTAATGTATGGTCTAGGTACAGTTAACGATGATAGCAGCGCATCGCCCGTCGCAGCAATAAGGTTGGGCACTGCTTCCTTCTGTGCTGGATGCACGTTGAAAAACAGTGCTTCGAGTTCGGCCCACTTCGCCTCTAGTCCATACTGATACCTATAACGAAGTCCTTCGTCTATCTCGTCGAACCAATCTTCAACTGTAAGCTCTTTGTAGGCCATATGTACTCATGAGATTTAGAAGACTATGATAGTCAGCCACTTAGCTACGACGAGGAGCCTTAAACAGCAACTACATGGGAACGACGAGCACAACAGCGACTATAGATAACGCTACATGCAAAACGCCACCACCAATTATCTTGCTTAGCATAACAGGCCCTCCGCCCTCGACTATAACGAAGTCTAGGGTTGGATATAGCCCAGAGGCGAAATACGGAGCTATGCAGCGTATCATTTATGTCTCCATAGGATTCTATAGGCTTCTGTAGGCTTCTGTAGGCTTCTATAGGATTCCGTAGTAGCTAGTGCTAGTGTGTACTAGCATAAGCTCAGTACGTTCCAGCCGTAGCTCTAGTAGACGTAGTAGTGTTCCTTCGTACCGTGAACCGAGTAGTTGTGTTGTCTCGCTTATAGAAAGTCCAAGTCTCTGTTCCATCTCCGTTGTCTGTGACAGTGGCCTTGCCGTTTATGAGGGCCACTAGAGCCTCCCAAAGCACAGTGATAGAAATTCCATCTACTGTGCTGGGCAAGCGAGACAGCAACGAGGTAACTCCAGAAGAATCGTTGACAGAGAGGTTGGAGGATGTACGGTATTCTGGAGAGACAAGGCCTACAGCAAAAGTATACGGGACACAACCAGTAGCAGTAGCTATTCCAATAACCCAGCCGTTGTTTGATACTTCTCCAACAGTGAATTCGTAGTAGTATACTCCAGGCATAGTGGCAGTACTGACTTCTACCTTATTACCTCCACCGACAGTTGGAGTAGATCCGTTCACGGATAGGTACACAGTCATCCCAGTGCCACCCTTTCCGGTAACGGGGTTGCCAGAAGAGTCCTGTAGGAAGATTGGTACTCTACGATAGACGGCGGTACTTTCACCGTATTTTATTAAGTCCCACATGACTAGAATGCTCCGTTAAATCTGCCTCTAACTCCTACTCCACTAGTCTCCTGACGCTGCGCCGCCCCGATGTCAACGTAGCTGCGCGTCGCAGAGTAGCCGATATTGAACGTCGGCAAGCCAACCGCCCTCATGTTCTCGCCAACCGAGAAATCGCCACTGGCCGGATCAGAGAACTGCGGGTCCGTTGTGACGGTGTTCGTCAATAGACTCTCGTATCCTGAAGTAATCTGATTTGTGCAGTTGTATATTGCGTTGCTGTCGAAAATGCAGGACTTAGCCAGCAACTCGGCGGCGTTGTCGGGAGATGTTCCGGTTATGACAAATGCCGTGGCGCAACCGACTACCGCATTGTTGAAGAAGAAGCAGTCGAACTTCGCGCCTGTAGAAGTGGCATCAAAGCTGATTCCGTTGGGGCTACCAGTATTCGCATAGACTGTGTTGTTTAACACCAGTTTATTATACGAATAGTTGGCAATGTTGATACCAGTAGTCGTCGGGTTGTAGATGATGTTACCGATGCAATTCTTGATATCTGCATTATTCACCATATTAATACCAGTAGCGCAATTCCTGACGAAGCAATAGAACGTGTTGCATTGGTGGATGCCTATGACTGTAGCGTTCTCCACATAGCAGCCAATGGCGATGGTTGAGCCGGTGCCAACAATACCATATATGAAGTGCGTAGTTCCAACATCGGTGACTTTGATTCTTCGCAGAGTCGTGAAGCCGGCGCAGTTGAATGCATAGCCTCCATGCGAACCACCAGTGGCATTCTTCTCAACATGAAAATCCTCAAAGAGCCAGCGGGCTACACTCGCTGAACTGAAAGCGATGCCGGTGGAATTGTTCATATAGGTGATCTTCGGGAGAACGGAAGCGCCCGATGCGCCACGTAACGTAATCGCGCCGTTTGTTGCATCTCCCGCCCTGCGCATTACGATGCCAGTAGACCCCAGGCTCTCCGCGTGGCCGTCTTCCATCTCGATGATCCATCCGGGCATCGCGTCCCCCGCGGCGGAATTATTGTCGAACAACTTCCTGCTGGTTGTCGCGCCAATACTGGCGCGTTTCCCTCCGATGGCCCACGAGAGGCCGGTGGCCGATGATCTGAATGCATCAGATACGGTCACCGTATACAGCAGTTGATCCTTCCCCACGATCTTACCGAAGTTCCGCGCACCGGCCGTCGGGTCATTCAGGAAAATGACGTGCGAACCATCCGTGGCAACTCCGCTCAGATCAGGACTCCCATCTAGGGTAACGGTCAGGCCATCGGCGCTGGTGGAGGCAGCCGAGCCGGTCAGCGCCGAAATCGGTCCCGCGCCACTCGCCGCGGTATCCGATCCTGTCGACGAATTGATCCTGATGATCGGAAGCGCCATCATTCACCTCTCAGAATCGCATCCAGCTGCTCGACCGTCCCCGTGCCGTCATTCGCCTCGATCCAGTTGTAGGCACTAGCTTCAATCTGGTCGATCCGTTTTCGCATCTCAGCCACAGTCGCTTCGCGTCGCTTGTGCATCTCGACCTGCCAGCGGGCGCGAATAACGTCGGCGTCGGTAACGACGTATCCGGTGCCAAGACCGCAGGCGTCTGCGAGCCTATACGTGCTCTCGACTCCCCATGACAAGATCGTATCCGCGAGCTGCTGCGTCAGAATTCCGTGAGAGACGAAGCTATTGATCTGGAGTTGCACGACGGGAGATGCTACATCAACGCCATTGCCGCGCAGATAGCCGAGGGTATCGTTCAGAATAGCTCGATGGATTCGGGCTTCTAGCTCAGTCGGATTTGCGGCAATCGAAGCATTCAACGATTCGATCGTTGCCTCGATGCGGGCGATGATGCCAGATGCTACCTCGACGCCAAGTCGTTCCATAAGGATGCCGGAAGTAACCCTCTCGGAAGGCTTAAGCTTCGTGATGGTATTGTTGATGGCAGCAGCACAGTCCGCACTAGGTAGATCTGCAAACACTTCCGAGCACAAGCGTTGAAGTTCAGTCATTGCTTCTTCTCCGTTAGGTTATATAGCTGAGTTGGAGTTACGAGTTTTGGGTCTAGGTTATGTAGCTCTCCAGCGTGCTGCAGAAGAGTTACTACTAGCTCTGAGCAATGCATTCGTCTGCGTCCGAGTAGCCCGAACCAGTCGTAGCGAATGCGCTTTTGTAGGAGTCTGATGGCTGCTGATAGTACGTCTTGCTGCTGTTGGGCTGATAGCGGATAGTTAAGCACATCCCACTTTATGGAAGGCTGGATGAGCTTAGCTCGAACTCCACCATCACGAGGAGAGCTAGAGATACATATAGGTTGGCCATGGAGTTGTCCTAGCTCAAGCTCGACGTGAGAGTACGGTCCGCCAATGAACAGCACTAGTAGTCTGTCGTACCAGCGGCCGTAGCGAGCTTTGTAGAACAGTATTACCATAAAGCTCTCGGACTAGCTCTCGGACTAGCTCTCGGACTAGCTCTCGGACTAGCTCTAGCTTAGACTCTATGTAGCTATTCGTACTTCTTTCTGCTAGCTCTCATCTCGCCTACTAGCTCTTTGACTTCGCCGGCGAGCAAGTTTACTCTGCTAGTAAGCTCTCTCACAGCAGACATATCTGACTCGTGCCTAGTAGATAGTTCTCGAACAGAACGCTCAACTAGCTCCACTCTATGCACGTGCTCTGCATCAGACAGCCTTTGATCTCCGATAAACTGCCCAGCTGCAAAGGCCCCCATTACCAGCATTACGCTCGCTTTCCAAAGTAGCTCGCCATAGTTTTGCAAAAACGTTTTCATACCCACCTGCCTCTACTGTCTCTATCTTGTGGCCAGTATAAGTCGATGACAAAGCAAACTGATACTGCAAACCATACAGCGTATACGATTAATCCACCAGCGAAGGTGAAGTGCTCTAGGACTGGAGCAAAGGTTGCTGCTATGGCCCAACCTATGGCGAGGAATATAGCTAAGCTGATGTATCGTGGAACTCGACGACGCTTGCGAGGAGTAGAGGACGGCTGAGGAGGTTGTGGAGCTGAAGTATTAGTCATACTATTTTTCTCCTTCTCCTTTTCCTTGTGTGGTCAAGCCTGCAGAGTCCGCAGAGCCTGCAGAGTCCGCAGATCCCACACGATTACGATACACATTCGGGAATGGGCTAAACGCGAACCACGCAATCGCAAGCAGACTAATTATCCACAGAAGCCTAATCGCCCAACTCAACACTGTGGGCAGCATCCAAGCTATCACGATCATTCCTACACCGAACATCAGAAGCGTAGCTCCAGCTTCGATGAGCAACGGAACTTTAGCTCGAAGAACTATTCCAACTACTACGAGCAGCATTCCTAGCCCAACTCCCCAGACTCCCCAGCTGCGTAGTGGCTTGAGATCAGCGTTTGTAGCATCGGCTAGTTGGGTACGAAGCTTTTCTGCGTCAGTAGCTACGGACACAGAAGCCTTAGTGAGCGTAGCTAGAGCTGACATAGAACCAGTGATATCGGTTCTAGCTTCGGACACTAAGGTTTTGGGGATTGGATCAGAGATAGCTGGGATCGCTCGTTCTAGCTTTGTGCTGGCTTGTTGGAGATAACGCGAAGACTCGTTGGAGTACGCGACGAGCGTTTGGCTATTGATGGAGCCTGCAGAGCCGCTTGCGAGGCCAGCGATGCTACCTGAAGTCGTCTTGCCCGATGCCGAATCCAATCCGAGATTAGGCTTAGGCAAGCAAGAGCTACACCCAAGGCATATAGCGCCGCAAAGAATATAGGAAGCATAACGGACCATCCTAAGCTCGTGGTATGAGACTACACTACAGCGCTGCTACAGCGGAGTCGTAGTGATAAATCCTGAGCCAGTTATTCGTACGTCTCCGGCTGTGGAAGATCGTACCTTCGGAGTAGACCCAGGCTTACAGACCTTACCACATGTATAAGACCTAGCAATGCCGCCGTTTGCAGCAAAAGATCCAGAGACTAATCGCTCTCCTGCGTCAACCACACCGTCGTTGTCGCAATCATCGAATACGTCTACAGTCATAGCTGCACCAACTACGATGTCTATGTCAGCGACTACGAGTTGGTGGTTGGATAAGAGCGTGACTGCCTGACCTCGGTCGTCGTAGAGCGTAACTGGCGCAGCGGTAGTTGCGTCAGATGACACAAACTCAAACCTAATTGGGCGATCAAATAATTTCCGCATCTGCATAACGGCTCCTAAGTTCGGAATAAGACATGCTAGAGAAGCCAGAAGAGCTAGAGAAGCCAGAAGAGCTAGATAGCCCAAAGCTATTGGAAGCTCCGTCTGGGTCGAAGGTATTCTCCAGCCCAGCTGCGGTAGTGGCTCTCGCAGGATTTCCGGTTTGAGCTAGTTCGTAGGCGATAGACGGTACGTATGCTAGTACGTCGTATGTCCTGCCCTCTCCAGCCAGCATGGTTTTTGAGAGCATCATACGCATTACGTATTCACACGAAGTAGGATCGTACTTTGCACGTTCTTGCTTCTCTTCTCTTCGAGAGCGAGTTATTGCCCAGAAGGGTAGCTGATATGCTAGAGTGTCTGCGATGTCGTCATGCGCACCAAGCGGGAATGTTACGAGCTGGGTGATGAGGTCTTGCATGTGATGCTTAAACAACAACATGCCAGAGAATACTAGCGGTTGGAGTCCGAGAATACGAGTAGACTTAGACTGCCTGCCCGGACGAATTGGCTCAACTACGAAGTAGGTCTGATCGTGCTTCATTCTTTCGCGTACCCAGTAGCACATAGAAGATTGGTACGCTACTGCTTCGATTCCTACCTTGATGGGATGGTAGCGTCTAACATGGTCGAATATTGTGTCGATTACTTCTCCAGCATTGCATCTAGCTCTCCAATAGTCTACGACGTAGACGTGCCCGGTGGCGAGAGACTTAGCTGCTGTGAGGACTACGTTGTAGTCAGATCTCCGCTTGTTGATTACGTCATCGTAGTTTGCTGCGAGGTCTACTGTGGTGTAGTAGATCATCTCTCGGTCTGGTACTACATCGTAGTAGAGGTTCTTGAACCACTCTAGCTTGAAGCCCATCGAGCTAGCTTGCATTGGGCGATTTCTATACAAGCACGAGAACAAGTATGGCCCAAGGTCACGTTCGAGGCTAGCTAGTACAGATTCATCAAAACGCTCAGGCCACCTAGGCTTGCCATTCGGAAGCTCGATTGTGAGTTCGTAGAATTTAAACTCACTGTCGTTTTCTTGGATCCATGAGAGTAAGTCTCGCTCAAACCAACGAGTACCTACGACTATGGAGCGCCCGATCTTGGGGTTTACGAATAGTGGGTATATGGTACGATGGGCACCGATGGCGTATTCTACGTCCTCTTGGGTAGGTAGGGTGTTTTCTGCGGAGATGTCGTCTCGCTCTGGAGCTACTGTGTCGTCTTCGATTATCTCACAGTAGTGTCGCCCAACTACTTGTGTTCGAGTGCCGGCTTGCTCGAATGTGCATGTGCCGTCGAGAGATGGGCGATGCCGTCGAAGCTCTAGCATTTCTGCAGACCAAGTGCAATCGGAGTTGGGCAGTACCTCTGGAAATAGAATTCTTAGAAGCTGGTTTCCTTCGTAGTGGGAACGAATGGTAGCCAGCTTCTTCATGGCATTCTTGGTAGTGTTCATTCGAATGAGAAAGTTCCAATCCTCCTTGTCGATGTAAAACTTTCGTAGGTGCTTCCAGATTGGGTAGGCAATGGAGCAGATCGAAGACTTGAACCATGAGCGGGGCATGAGGATTCCTAGCTTGCGGATGGATTCGTCTTCGAGCTGCTTGCAGAGGTCTAGGTGTACGTGAGGTACGAGGTCTGCAAAGCCTAAGATGGCTTTAGCAAAAAAGTATAGCGAGGATAGGGCTTTTGTGCGGATGGAGTTTAGGGCATCTTGGGATAGGGGAGAGGAAGTAGGTGAGGTCGAAGCGGTCGAAGCGAGAGCAGAAGCCCCAGCACTGGCATCGACTTGAGCTTCAGCCTTAGCTATAGATATAGGCGAGGTTATGTTGGACTGTGTTTCAGACATCTACGGTAGTCTGTTCGGTTGCAGAACTATTAGGTTCGTCGCTAGGATTAGTGGTGGGCTGAGGTTCGCTAGGCTCGTCGGCGCTGCTAGCCTTGCT